ATTCTGTAGCATTTGCATTGAATGTTTTCTTTGCGTGTGCTGTTGTAGAATAAGTATTAAAAGTTAATGTTTCTTGGCAATCATCACCAGGTGTTTCAGGTGGCTCTAACTGTACAGCTCTTGCTTGAAATATACTTCTGTTAAAATTTTCACTTCTACTTTCTAAACTTTCTATAGATTTCTTAAAGAAAAATAAATCTTGCATTGCTCCCCATCTATTTACAAATGTGATTTTATTTACTGGATATTTACATTCTTCAATTTCAGTTGTTAGAATAGTTGTAAAACTTGTAGTATCATAAGTAACTTTAACCCTTGCAACATCTTTAATAGCTGTAGCAGTAAATTCAGAATATTGTATTTTTTGGTTTTGGTTACCATTATCTGTGAACGTATCTGTTCCTACTGTAATGCCATTAGCACTTATATATTGAACTTGGCTTACTCTTTCAACATTTACAGGTATTGTTAGTGTACTTCCTTTGTGATATTCAAAGTGTGTGCCTGTTATCATTGCAATAGGTTCTGCTGTATAGTTTACACCATCCTTAAATTTATTATAACCCTCTTGAGCCAAGTAAGTGTTTGAAGTTACTGAGCCAATTATAGTGCCATCTGATTCTCTTGCTGAGGTTGCTACAGTTACCCAAATAGAACTTTTAGCAGAAGAATCGGAATAAGTACCAGTAAATATTTGTTCTAAGTGGTCATTTACTATTTCACTAATATCAAATGAAACACTATTCTCAGCACCTAATGGTTTTTTCTGTAGTGAGTAAGTTGTATATAAATCATCGCATATTTCTGTAGATGAACTTAAACCACCAAATACAGTTATGTTAATTTGAAAGTAATTAAGATTAGCATCTGCTTCTTGTGGTGTTCTTATGAAAAATGGGCTTCTTGTTCTAATTATTGTACTCATTGTAAATCTAATTTATCTTCTAAATAACCAGCAACTATTTCATCTCCGTATAAATCTAAACCACGTTCAAACGGTTTAGTAAAAAATAATGTTGCTCTAATACCTTTGTTTTTAATACTTCTTGCAATTAAGAAATTTAGTGATTGCCTACTTACAAACCTACCTTTACTATCTCTTGGTGCAATACCTTTTCTAATGCTCCACTTATCAAATACTTTGCTTGGTGGTTGTTTAGTAGTATATTTAAATGGACTTGCAGAGCTTTCTGAATATGTAGATTTAGAACCTTTAACACCTTTATCTATAAACTGGCCATAATCTTCACTAAGAAACGAAATCTTATCTCCTTGTATTTTATACTCTAAACTGTTATATAGTTGCTTAGAAGCGTTGTTTTTCTTTTTAGTTAGGTTGCTTCTTGATTGCTGTATAACGTACTTAGCGTATTTCTCTAATGCCTTTTTAAATTCACTCATTAGCAGTAAGTCATTTCATCATTAGTACCACAATCAAAAGTAACTGCCCAACCACAAAGCATATTGTCGAAACGCTCTGTAAATGGTTCACAAGTAGCTGGATTAATTAGCTCAAACTTATCTTTATATAAATCACTCTTTTGTAAAACTCTAATAACTCTTGTTGCTAATGCTAACTGAGTATTTAATATATCTTGCCTGTTGTCGTTGCCTCTATATAAATCTGTCACTTGCTCATTGCTAATATCTACTAAATCCATAAAGAAGATAGTAATATTAAATGTAATATAATTGTTGTTTATTGTGCTGTTATTTACCATTACGTGCGACAACGGAAACAAGCTCTGTTTCTTTAAATCAATATCAGCAATATCACCAAATGTTATTTCATTGTTAAATGGTTCTGCAACAATTACTTCTTTTATTTTATCTATTATATTGTAAAAACTGTTCATACTATTTTTATATATCGTGGTGTGTGTTCACCTAAATCTTGATTAATAAATTCATCTAAGTCATCAATAGCATTATCAAAATCCATTTTATCACGTTGTATTAATAAATCTAAACATATCCAATAATCATATATTGCTTGTATTGGATTGTTTGCTGTAATACCTATAAACGCTTCTTCAAAGCCATCAACTAAAATTATGTGTTCATTCTCAATCAATAAATTGCGTTCTGTTAATTCTTCTAATATATCATCCTTTGTCATCGTTGGCTTCTTTTTAATATTTGTTGTTCTAATTCATATTTATCTTTTTCAAATGCTAAGTGCATTAAACAGGTGTGTAGTTTTGATTTGGTAATTTGATTGTATTTGAGAATGTCTCCATTAGTAAGTCCGTAGATAGATTGATACCAGCCCCATTTTGCAGAGAATCCCGCAGATGCTGAGGAAGCTCTACCTCCTTCTGTGTTGCTAAATAATTCAGGATAGTTTTCTGTAATTCGTTCTTTAAACTGTAAAAAAAAACAATAGCACCAAATACAATATCTAAAGTTACTTCTGTCATATCGTACTTTTCAGCACTTTCATATTCTTCTATTAAATACTGCTGCTTCTTCTTGTAGGTTATTGGCCTATATAAAACACCTATTGCTTTATTCATTAAATCCCAATCTGCAAGGTAAGTATCTAAATCTACATACTCACCAAATGATATATCATCCAGCTTTGGTATAAATCCAAACTCTTTATCATTTAAAGTAAACCTATCTATAAACTTAGGTTCGTTATTAAATAGTTTTGATAGTTCTTCGCAGATGTTGTTTATATCAGTAGCTTTTATTTGTAATACTTGCTTAAGTGGTATATTACAAAATATCTCTACCATCTTCTGTTGTAGAAACGAATCCAGCTCTTTACCCTCAGCAATCTTTAACCACTTTTGGTATTGCTTTAAAGTAACCTCATTAAGAGTTTCTGGTATGTTAATAGTTAGTTTCATTTATATACAAACGTTTAAATTAGTGAATCGTTATATACAAATATAAAAAAAAGTAGGTAACGCTCTTTTGCCGACTACCTACTTTAACCAAAACATAAATTTTAAATCAAGACTTTACTAAACGTATTCAGAAAGTTATTTTTAAATTACAATCAAATATAATAAAAATTTCTCTTATATATCTTATCTTTTCTTATCTTATCTAAATGCTTGAGGGTGGCTTAAGCGGGGCTATAATTAAAACAATTTATATTCTGTTTCTTTTATTCTTTGTTTAGCTATTTTAAAATAGTTTTCATCTTGTTCTATGCCTATAAAGTTTCTATTTGTATTCTTACAAGCTACACCAGTTGAACCACTACCCATTGTAAAATCTAAAACTGTTTCATTCTCGTTGGTGTATGTTTTTATTAAGTATTCCATTAATAATATGGGTTTTTGTGTTGGGTGCAATCTATGTAAATTATTACATTCTTTACTTGTGGAATTAATATTTATAATATTTTTAGGGTAATTTTCGGTTCTTATAAACTTATGCTTTTTCTTAGATGAAAAATTACCGTTTACACTTTTGCCATCACTTACCCATTTTCTATCATCGATAATACGTTCTTTAGGTGTCATTTGTGGGTTATATATACATTGTTTTTTATAAAAAACTAATATGTTTTCATAAGTTCTCATAGGTTGTTTTTTAGCAAGACCAAAACTTGTACTTTGTGTCTTATTCCAAATCCAATCATACTTGTAATTTTTAATATTACTCATTCTTAAAGCAGAACTAAAAGGCTCACTACCAAACAATACAATAGCACCATTAGGCTTTATAATTCTATTTAGTTGTTCCCACATCAAATTAAAGTCTATAACACTATCCCATTTGCAAGCTGTAGTTCCATAAGGAGGGTCTGTTATTATAGCGTCAATACTTTTGTTCTGTATTGTTTTCATTACTTCTAAGCAATCTCCTTTATATAGTTTCATAATATTTAATAAATGTGATATTCTCCTAAGTTTGGATTCTGTAATTGATAGCTAACTGCATACCTCAGCGCATCAATAGCGTGATTAAAATTATCTACTGGTGTTTGTGATTTCTTCTCCAACCAACAATAGTTATTTAACTCTTTAATTAATTCTGTACTATCTTCAGTTATTACTAAATCATAATCTTGTAGTAAACTAATACCAAATGTAATACTACCTTGTCCTTTGATAGCTGGCACAACATTACAATCTCTGCTTAGTTCTGTTATTAATCTTGGTTCTGCTGAATCACCTACTATTAAATTATCTGCTGCAAACTTTTTATTTAGTTGTAATATCTCGCTTGTAGTTAATTTAGTTTGATAGAAGCATAGTTGTATATAGATAACTTTATTTTCTTTATCTATGCTTGTTTTAACTAATGTGCTTGGGTCATTGCTAAAACCATAATCTTGGCCATAAACAACTTTACCTACTTGTTTAAATTCTCCAATACTCCAATCAGTAAATATAACACCCTCAGCTTTATCCAGCCAAGCACCTTCAATTGTATGCTTGTATCTATTTGGCCTTCTAACCTTCATTGTTTCAATCTGCTTAATATAACTTTCTGAGAGGTTATCTATGTTATCTAAATATGTAGTGTGTATGTAGGTAGTATCTTCTTTAGTTATATTACTACCAGCAGAAACACCTCTATCTTCAAACCATCTCTTATAAATGAAATGTTCTTTGGTTGTTGGATTTAATATTAATATAACTCTATTCTCTTGTATTTTATTACGAACAGATAAATCAATCTTATCAAATATATCTTCATCATTAAGTTCTTCTGCTTCATCCATTACCCAAGTAGTAATACCTTGTAATGATTTAAGATTTGCTGTCTGGTCACCTGAGCTTGTTTTAATACCTCTAAATATTATCTTACTACCATTGCCTTTATTTATTAT